AGATAAAAAAGCCTCTGGTAAACAGAAGCTAAAAGATTTAGGATTGGACGACGCAGAAATTAAAGCGTTGATAGGATAAATTATGGCGATAACTAGACTAGGTGGAGCGAATGCAATAACAGGGACAATACCAACAAGTGTTGCACCTGGACAAGGGAAAGTTTTGCAAGTTGTTAGAACTTATGCAAATCCTGCTAGTCATATTGAAACTACATCTACGACTTTAACTTCAAGTGGTATTACAGCAACTCTTACACCTACTGCATCTGGTAATTTAATTATTGTAGATTTTAGTTCAACAATGTGTGATGTAACTGGAAGTGGAGACAATGGTAGAGGAAGAATGAAAGTAAAAGTCGGTAGTGCTAGTTATACAGATATGAGTGGTGCTTTAGCTTATCATATTGGTTATATTCAAAATGGTGAGAACAGATATGCTGGTGTAACTTTTGGTGGTTCATACACAACAACAAGTACAGACACACTTATTTTCCAACCTTATATAATGTCTCCTGGTGGCAGTAATTTTAGATTAGTACATGACAACGCATCTTATGCTTTAACACTTACAGAGGTAGAACAATAATGATTGATGCAATATTAAAAATAAATCCTAACGCAAAAGTAACTATAAAAGCTGATGGAGAAATAGTTTGGCATGATGGAACAACACCTATACCAGTAGCTGACATAGAAGCTAAGATGACAGAACTACAAGCAGAGTATGACGCTGAAGAATGGAAAAGAAACAGACAAGCAGAATACCCAACACATGAAGAATGTATTCACGCACTATTAGATGGTGGTGATACACTTACAGAATTACAAGCTAAAAGAACAGCTACTAAAACTAAATATCCGAAATCAGGAGCATAGACCATGTACTTCGGTGCAACGGCTTTCTCTGAAGCAGCCTTTGCTTCACAAGGCATTCCTCCATACGCATTCGTAGAAGTCAATGGATCACGGATCAATACTAATACAGGCACAGTTGGAGTTACCGCTGATGCTAATTTTGGTGTAACAGGAAACAGATCCAACATCTCAACAGGTACAGTTGGTATTGCAATCAATGTAGATGTTCCATTAACCGGTAATCGATTTAATTTAAACACAGGTACAGTTGGCATCACTGCTGATGCAAACGTTGGTGTTACAGGACAACGAGTTAATTTCACAGTTGGTAATGTAACTGTTACTGCTGATGCAAATGTCAGTGTAGATGGTAATCAAATTAGTATTACAACCGGTAACCCAACTATTGTTGCTAATGCATTAGTCGCTCTTACAGGATCAAGAGTTAATTTATCAATCGGTAATGCTGAGAGTAAAGTTAATATTACAGTTCCTGTTACTGGAAACAGAGCAAATGTATCTCTCGGTAATGTAACAACTACTGCAGCGGCAGTTGTTTTACCAGATGGATCACAAGCAAATATTGGTACAGGTGATGTCACCATTTCTGCTGATGCAAACTTCTCTGTTACTGGATCAAGAGCTAATTTAACAATTGGTAATGCAGTTGCAAAAGCAAATGCAGTGGTTAGTGTTACAGGAAAACAATCTAATCTTGCAACAGGAACAGTAACAATCACTGCTGCAGCGACCGCTTTACCTGTAGGAACAGAATTAGATATAGCTGTTCCAACTAGTATTAACGTTAAACAGTGGGATGGTGTAGTACCAGGCGTCTCACAAACTTGGACAAGGATACAGACACCGTAATGTTATTTGGATCAACTTCATTTTCAGCAGCACCTTTTTCAAGTCCTTACATACAGGATTTAAATATAGCTGTAACAGGTAATAGATTAAATATTACAGTGGGTAATACTACTGTTGCTTTTCCTATAACAGTTCCTGTAACAGGACAGCAATTTAACCTTGCAAATAGCCCTGTAAGTGTGATATCATGGAACCCAATACCACCAGGAGTAAATCAAGTTTGGGTTCCGATAGACCCAGACGAATAGGAGAATTATGGCATCAAGTACATCAACAGATTTAAAATTAGAACTAATAACCACAGGTGAAAAATCAGGAACCTGGGGTACAATTACTAATACAAACTTACAAATTTTAGAACAAGCAGCTAGTGGTTACTTATCACTTGCAGTAGGTGGAGCTGACGTTGCTTTATCTCTTGCAACTCATGCAACAGCAAATGGTAAAAATTTATATTATAAATTAACAGGAACACTAACTGCTAACAGAACAGTTACTATGCCTGATGGAGCTGAAAGAGTATTTATTGTAGAAGATGCAACAGCTAGATCAGCTTCTAATTATACATTAACAGTTAAAACAGTTTCAGGTACAGGACTTTCTTTACCAGTTGGGTCAACTACAGTTTTATATTCTGATGGCACAAACATTACAGGTAAACTACAGACTAAAGGATACTACACACCTTCAGCTACTTACACTACAGTTAATGGTGATCAAATATTAGTAAACACATCAGGAAGTGGTATTGGTACTGCAGTTACAATTAATTTACCAGCATCCCCTGCAATAGGTAACGAAGTACATTTTATAGATAGCGGTAATGCATTTGCATCAAACAATTTAACAATTGGTAGAAACAGTTCTAATATTTTAGGTGCTGCTTCTGATTTAGTTGTTTCAACTAATGGTGCTGCATTTACTTTAGTGTATGTCAATGCAACTAGAGGCTGGATATACAAAGATAAAATATAGGAGCATGGATCATGGCTCTAATTGATTTTAAAGTCTTACCAGGAATAGATAAGCAAGATACAACATCTGGTGCAGAAAACAGATGGGTTGATTGTGATAACACAAGATTCAGATATGGCCTACCTGAGAAAGTAGGTGGTTGGTCATCACTTGTTACAGATACTATTGTTGGTGTTGCAAGAAGACAGTTTGCATTCGTAGACTTAGATGGAAATAGATATATTGCAATTGGTACAGATAAATTTTTACTTATATATTTTGAAGGTCAACTCTATGATATTACACCTTTAAAAACTACTTTATCCTCTTGTACTATTGCAACAACTAATAACTCAGCTATTTGTTCTATTACAAAAGCTTCTCATGGTTTAAGTGCAGGGGACATTGTATTATTAGATAATGTAACTTTACCAGTCGGTACTGGTTATGCAAACTCTGACTTTGAAGATAAATTATTTCAAGTAACTTCTATTACAAGTTCAAGTGTATTTACGATCACACAATCAAGTAATGCAACAGCAACTGTTTCAACAGGTGGTAGTTTAGAAGTTAAACCTTATGAACAAGTTGGTCCGGCAGAACAATCTTATGGTTATGGTTGGGGTATTGATACCTGGAGCAGTGGTGCATGGGGAGAAGCAGCTTCAGCATCTGATGTGAGTCTGGAACCAGGCCTCTGGAGTTTAAGTAACTTTGGTCAAGTATTAGTTGCAACCATTGCAAATGGAAAAACATTTACATGGAATGCAGGTATTGCTGCGAGATTAACAACAAGAGCATCAACAACTACATCTGGTTTTTCTACATCAGCCAATCCAACTGCAACCAGAGTAACACTAGTTTCACCTACAACACGTCACTTAATTCATCTTGGAACTGAAACAACTATTGGAGATACCTCTACACAAGATGATATGTTTATCCGGTTCTCGGATCAAGAAGATATAAATGATTACACACCTACTGCAATTAACAGTGCTGGATCACAAAGATTACAAGATGGAACTAAAATTATGGGTTCTTTAAAAGCAAAAGAAACAATTCTAGTTTGGACAGATAATGCATTATATACAATGAAATTTATTGGATCACCTTTTACATTTGGATTTGAGCAAGTTGGTACTAACTGTGGATTGATTGGTAAGAATGCAGCGATTGAAATAGATGGTGCTGCGTTTTGGATGTCTAATAATGGTTTCTTTATGTTTGATGGTACTGTTAAATCATTACCTTGTTCTGTTGAAGACTATGTTTATGATCAAGCAGATACTACCAAAGGTCAACAGATTTATGCAGGTATAAATAATTTAT